GGGATCTAAACTCTCCAAACAACGGTAGAAAATATGCCAATTACACAGATACGCGGCACACAGATACAAGACGGATCAATCACTGCTGATGATGTCGATGACAATCTTGAGAAAGCGCTCACCAAGGTTCGAGTCACAACTGATGATGCGACAGCAGATTTCTTATCTTCAAAAATCATCGCTGGATCTGGAATCGCAGTCACAGTTGTGGGTGCATCAGGCTCCGCACAAACACTGTCAATTGCCGCCACAGGCGGCGGAGGTGGTGGAGGCGTATCCAGCGATTTCTTTGGAGGACAATTTGGTGATGGTAGTGATGGTGATTTAACTGTTGTTGGAACTTATACCGCTGCTAAAGAACTGCATTTTAATAATCTTACAATTCCAACAGGCACAGCATTTAAGCCAAACGGTCATAAAGTCTTTGTATCAAACACACTTACTATTGGATCTGATGCTTCCTTAAATGATGATGGAAATAATGCTACAAATCAAGCTGCTGGTTTGGCTTTGGCGAGCAGAAATTACTTAATAGCAAATTCTTCTCAAGGTGGAAACGGAGTTGCTTTAACTGCACTTAACTGGTCGAATGGTGCTAATGCTAATACTATTAGTAATGCTTCTCCAAACAATTCTGGACAATCACCAACAGGAGGAAAAGGTGGAAACGTAACCCTTCGTGCAAATACAGGTGGTAATGGTGGCACAGTAACAGTCCTTGCTCAAAAATGGAATGGAGCTTGGCAAACAGGAAGATATTCTGCTAACGGATTTAATGGAGGCTCTGGTGGTGGTGGTGGCGCAATTAATATAACTGCTTATACCTCTGGTATTTTTTCTTCTGGTGGTGGAGGAAGTGGTGGTGGAGCAGTTTGGATTGCTGCTAAAAGTATTGTTAATCAAGGAAGAATTTCTGCTAATGGCGGAAAAGGTGCTGATGGAATTTTAGCAACTGGAACTGCTGAATGTGCTGGTGGTGGAGGTGGTGGAGGCGGAAATACTTGTGTTATCACAAAGACCGCTTTAGCATCATTAGGAACCATTCAAGCTAATGGTGGGGTTGGTGGAACTTCTGCTTTTAATACAGGAACAGGGGTTGAAACAAATGGAACTACAGGTAATGCTGGTTCTCTTTGTATTATTGTATTATCTTAATATTATACAGGAATTATAAAAATGAAAGTTGAAACAACTATTAAAACGCTATTAGCACCTAACTTAACACACGAAGAAGCAAAAATAATAGCAGAGCAAGAAGGCTGTTCTGGTTATTATTTAATCATCCCTCCTTCTATGCAGGGTAGTATAACAGAAGAAACAATATACCCTTTTGTTGTTTCTCAAACTTTTGAAGAGATAATAGGTGAGTAATTTAATTAAATTAGGGTTTTTCTAAACTTAGACACTATTTATTTTTGATTATATATATTGGAGAACTCCTTAATGTCTTCTTTGTTAGAACAAGCAATTATAGATGCTACAGCATTAAAAGAAGCTGCACTTAAGAATGCAGAAGCACAAGTATTAGAAAGATATTCAACTGAAGTAAAAGACGCAATAAAAACCTTATTAGAACAAGACGAAGGCTTTAATTCACCAGCAGCATCGGAGGGTTCAACCTCTGGTATTAATGGTGGAAGTGTTGGAGATCAAACAGAACAAGCTTTTAAAGACGGACAAAAGATGTGTCCTTGCCCAGAAGATGGGGAACAAATTACAATTGATTTAACACTTGGCGATATTGATGGAATGGCAAAAGATACTGGAATTGATCTTTCTGGTAATAATGGTTCTGCTATGTCCCGTGACGACTTTCTTCAATCACAAGCAGCACAACTTCAAGAAGGCGAAGAATATGAGATTGATAAAGGAGAACTTTTAGATCTCTATGAAAAACTTACAGTAGATGCAAGAGTAGTTCCATATGGTAATATTGAATATCCAGCAAACACACTTGAAGTAGAATATGCAAAAGATATTGCAGCAGCCAAAAGAGTTCAACTTGAAGCAGAAGAAGAAGTTGAAGTTAAGGTTGAAGAAAACAAAAAACTTACAAGACAAAATAAAAATTTACAAGTTGAATATAAAAAACTTGAAAAGATTACTGAAGCACTCGCAAATAAAGTAGAAAATTACGAGAGCAAAATATCACAACTTAAAGAGAGGTTTGATCGTTTGAGTTTATCAAATGCTAAACTTCTTTTCACAAACCGCGTATTAAATAGTAACTCCTTGAATGAGCGACAAAAAGATAAAATTGTCGAAGCACTATCAAACGCAAAATCAGCAGATGAAGCAAAGACAATTTACGAAACACTTCAAAGCACCGTGCAGGGCAATAACAAAGTTAATGCTCCAAAATCACTTAGCGAAGCAATAAGTAGATCTTCTTCAACTGTAGTTCAAACAAAGCAAAATGATACAGCAACTCCAGAAGTGGAAAGAATGCGTCGTTTAGCAGGTATTAAATAAATAAACATTTAAGGAGTTTATAATTATGTCTATTATAGAAAAGTTAACAGAGGGCATGGTTCACCGTGACCTCGCAAGAGAAGGAACAGCCCTTCTTAAGAAATGGGAAAAAACAGGTCTTCTTGAAGGTATTCGTACAGAAAGATCACAACACACAATGGCTCGTCTTCTTGAGAACCAAGCAAAAGAGCTTCTTCGTGAGTCAAACTCAATGGCTGGTGGCGATGTAGAAGGTTTCGCAGCAGTAGCATTCCCAATAGTTCGCAGAGTATTCGCTGGTCTTATTGCCAACGATTTAGTTTCAGTTCAACCAATGTCACTTCCATCTGGTCTTATCTTCTTCCTTGACTTCAAGGTTTCGGACGGCCCCGGTGGTGCTCCAAGACTTGGTTATGGTGTAAATGATTCACTTTATGGTGGTGGCGTTCTTGGTCAACAAATCACTGGCGGTGTTTCACTAACTGGTGCAAATGCTGAAAAAGGCTTCTACAATATGAATAATGGTTATTCATCAGCAACTGGTTCAGTTAGTATAAGCCCATCAATTGTAGCCTCTGGTACTGTACAAGATGGTGGTATTCCATTATTCAATGGTGGTGGTGCTGCTTACACCGCTCTTTCAAGTCTTCTTCGTTTTGATGCAGACTTTGTAAGTAGTTCAGCTTTCGCAGTTGCAACAGTTCCTCTTGCAACATTTAAAGATGCAACAGCACAATTTAATGATAGAGATTTTGTTGCTATATCTTTCGTTTCGGGAACCGCAGCAGGAACTTCAACTCTTTCTAGTGGTCGTTTGGTTCGTCGTCTTACAAGACTTGATCCAACTGACTCAACAAAAGTTCTTTTCACAATAGAAGCTGCTTCTGGTGAAACTGCTGTAACACTTGGAACCGCTCTCACCGCAGTAACACTTTGTACCTTCCCAATATCAGATAGATTTGGTACATCAGTAGCTGCTGGTTCAGACAACGCTCTTGGCGCAATTGCTGGTCAATCAACTTGGGGTCTTGAGGCTAACTCAAACATTCCAGAAATTGATATCAAAGTTGATTCAGTTAGTATCACCGCTGTCACCAAGAAAATGAAAGCAAAATGGACACCAGAACTTGGTCAAGACCTTAATGCTTATCACAATCTTGATGCAGAAGTTGAACTTACATCAATTCTTTCGGAACAAATCGGTCTTGAAATCGACCGTGAAATTCTTGAAGACCTTATCAAAGGTGCAACTGCTGGTCAATTCTACTGGTCAAGATCACCCGGTTTATTCGTAAATCGTGTAACTGGTGTTGAAGTTGGTGCAAATACCAAAGCTCCAGACTTCACTGGTACTGTGTCACAATGGTATGAAACACTCATTGAAACAATCAATGATGTATCAGCCCAAATTCACAGAAAGACACTTCGCGGTGGTGCAAACTTCATCGTATGTGGTCCAGAAGTTGCTAACATTCTTGAGTTCACCTCTGGCTTCAGAGCTAAAGTAACTCACGAAGACGAGAAGGGTGAAATTGGAGCAGTCAACGTTGGTTCAATCTCCAAGAAGTTTGACGTTTACGTTGATCCATACTTCCTTCGTAACGTAATCCTCGTTGGTCGTAAGGGTTCCAGCTTCCTTGAATCTGGTTATGTCTACGCTCCATACGTACCACTACAAGTAACTCCTACCATCTTTGGTACTGAGGACTTCGTTCCACGTAAAGGCGTCATGACCCGTTACGCTAAGAAAATGGTTAAACCAGACCTTTACGGCTTGGTCATTATCCGTGGCCTCCTTGGCGAAAGCGGTTCTTGATAGAACAGCCTAATTAGGCAAAGAAGCCCCCCATTCCGAAAGGTTTGGGGGGTTTTCTTTATTTACAACTATTTAAAGTATTGAGGAGTATTTTTTGAATGGCAGTTCCAACCCTAACTCCTGCATCTACATTAAGCGCAGTTGTTTTACCATCAAGCGGAAATCCTGCTGATGTTTCTTTCTCCTTACCTTTAGGAATTTATTCATCAAATACTAACTTTCTTTCTGGTGCAGCAGACCAAGTTGCTTTTGTTTATAAAAGACTTGGTGGTGATGTATTAGATATTGAATTAACAACAGGTAATGTTTATGCGGCTTACGAAGAAGCAGTATTAGAATACTCTTATCTTGTCAATCTTCATCAATCAATTAATGCTCTTCCTACTATGTTGGGAGCAGCTACTGGTTCATTTAATCAAGATGGCGAGTTTATTGCTGGTTCTGCTTTAGCTGGTCAAAGTCCACAATTAGCTTATCCAAAATACAATTTAAATTATGCTTCAAGGTACGGAGATCCATTTTCTACTGAAGCTGGTATGGGTGGTATTGAACCAATTTATTCTGCATCTGTACCTATTACACCATATGACCAAGATTATGATTTGCAAGCCATAATTGAATCTGCTTCTTTAAGTAATTATGATCCTGCTTCTGGTGGTCCAGTTCCATACTCTGGTTCTGTTGGAAATAAAAGAGTTATTATTAGAAGAGTATTTTACAAAACTCCAAATTCAATGTGGAGATTCTTTGGATACTATGGTGGTTTAAATGCTATTGGCA